GGCCGAGGTAGCAATCAAGGTTGTTAATCATTGGAAACCGAGGTAGTTAATCTCGGCACTTCCATATCTTCAACCCACTTCCAGTCAATCCAGTAATGGCAGTGCATGATCGTGATTGACCATGACACACATTCAAACATGTGGTAGTCGTACCAGTGAATGTGTACCAACTGAATCGAAAGTTCGTCAAAGCCTTGAGTGTTCATACGGCCAAAGGCCATTCCACCATTTATGATATCACTCACAGGACTCGAGACGCAACTGTTGTAGTCCTTCCTTCTCAAAGAGCCTGTCGTACTAAACTACGGTCGTCGCGAATCTACATCGAATAACGAGAAGCCGCTCCACGTCCACAAGTGCATGTTCCCCATTTCTGGGACCAGACGCTTCAACACAGCTAAACGTCTCAGTTCAGGGGGGCATGCCCATGCCCCTAATTCCTGAGCGATGACGGATTACATTAAAGTTCCAATAATTAGACGTTAACGGAGCCCTGGCCCAGGGGAGCATGGATTAACGTTCTGGCCGGGTTTTTCATACCGGGCAGATTCTTTGTTATCACTTCCCCATGCTCAAATAGGGCTCAGGTCTACGTTTGACGCCAGAAAATAGATGTTCGAGCGGATGCGTTGTTTTCTCAGCTCGAATATTCCTTTTCTGCAGCTAAAGCGACTCCAGTACCGCATGCCAACGCTCATAGGACAACCCGTGAGGTATATAAATAATCAACAGAGTGCTTTCAAGGTTATTTCCTATCCAATCGTTTAAATCTTGCCATTGTCCAACACAAGGTTGGTCTCGCCGAGACTGGATTGTGGGCAAACAATCTGCTGATAGCACCTCAAGCGCTTTTCCACAAAGCTACGGTATTATTGGAGCCACGTACTCCACGACTTACAGTGCTTCAAACAGCAACACACCGGTTGCATCACCACACCAAAGTAGAGGATAGCTGGGACCATTATATCGGTTTTTCGGCGGCATGCCTACCATTGACGGCGGCATCACCGCATTGCATGTCCAGGAGCGGGTGTCCCCACTCCTTAATGGTATTAATCGGGTTTCATGATCACTTAGAAGGGAGTTCCTCTTTTCCTTGACCATGACATAATATCATACCAATGACAGGATTCCTAGAGCAGTTACAGCCAGTACCAAAGTTGATAGTGAACTGTAAAAGCCCAAGCCGAATACGCAATCTTACGAAATGCAGTTAGGTTCCAATCTGACTACATTATGATTGACTTACAAACCAGGCAGGACAGTGAATTGCCTCTCTCATTGAGGCATTCAAACCTACACAGGTCAAAAGGGTCTCAAGCTGCCAAACGAAGCAAGGAAGTGGGAACGTTTGTTCCATGTTGTACCATGAGCCACACAACCAGTTTATCAGTCTCAGTCTCACGATCTGAAAGTCATGAGCGTTCGACATGAGTGGGTGTGGCACATACAACATTATCCTTGCCCCCTTGACACATTGACCATGGGGGAAAGTAAGTCGTGACACAACACAGCGTTGACTATGTCATGACAGCTCAGTCCGTATCACATGGATTGAACCGAACTTGACGTACCTCCTAAAAGTCACCTTAAGCCACCAGCGGGGGGTCCGTTCTGACACGGAA